AGGCGGAGTTCTGCCATGGCCTGCCACCTAGGGAGGACCCAAAGTGGCTTTTTTAGGCTAAAAACGGCACTTTTAAAAAAATTATTCACCCTAGCGCCCCCTCCCCTCCTTGGTCTTCGATCTTTGTGCGTTTGTTCTGCCAAATCGACTGGCTCTTGTTCTCACAATGTCTGTTGATAGATTGTGAATAGATATATAAATCATTGCTGTAAGTATTAGGTAACCAAGATACCAATGCCATTCATTTCTATACACTAGCTTAGTCCCTTACTACTTTAATTTTGTATCCTAGTTTGGCTTCTATCTGTTCAATAGTTAATTCTTTAGTTTGAGTTCTATTATTGAATTCTTGTTCAGTTAGTTCTTCACCATTTAAGTACCAGAATTTATCTCCATCAGCATATTCAATAGCTGGTCCATCTTCTCTATGTAACTGACCATTTATATACCAGGATTTACTCTCATCAGCATATTCAATAGCTGGACCATCTTCTCTATGTAACTGACCATTTATATACCAGAATTTACTCTCATCAGAACATTCACTAGCTGGTCCATCTTCTCTATGTCTTTGACCATTTAAGTACCAGAATTTATCTCCATTAGCTCCTTCATAAGCTGGTCCATCTTCTCTATGTAACTGACCATTTATATACCAGAATTTACTCTCATCAGAACATTCAACAGCTGGACCATCTTCTCTATGGAGTTTATCATTCAAGTACCATTCTTTAGATCCATTAGCCCATTCACAAGCTGGTCCATCTTCTCTATGACGTTTATCATTCAAGTACCATACTTTATTTCCACGCCCCCATTCAATAGCTGGACCATCTTCTCTATGTCTCTCACCATTCAAGAACCATTCTTTAAGTCCATCTTCATATACTTTAACTTTATATTCAATCATTCTTTAATCTCCTACTACTTTAATTTTATATCCTAGTTTAGCTTCTATCTGTTCAATAGTTAATTCTTGAACATTGGTTCTATTATTAAATTCTTCTTCAGTTAGTTCTTCACCATTTAAATACCATGCTTTATCACCATCACTACATTCAACAGAAGGACCATCTTCTCTATGTCTTTGACCATTCAAGTACCATTCTTTAATACCACTAGGATATACTTTAACTTTATATTCAATCATTCTTTAATCCCCTAAATATTAAACCAGTATGCTTTGTCTACCCAAGTCTCTGCAAATTCTATATGTGTCCAGGTTGGTGTGTGTTCAAATTTTTCTATCCTGGCAATATTAAAAAAATCGGCCATGGATTCAGTAAAAGCATGGATGGCGTCTATCTCATTAACATCCCAGGTCTGAATGTCGAATGTAGTCCACTGCTTGTGAGTTGATCCCTTGGCCCCTATGCTGCAATCTTGAGGACGTACACCAGAGTATTTTCTAGACCCTCCAAATCCATAGTCATTTATTCTTAAGGTTTGTTTATATGAGCTATAAAATTCTTCCCTAAATTGATCTAACTGAAATTTCACGATCTCTGGAATATTCTCCCAACACTTTGCCTCTCCCAAGCTATCCAATATCTCTGGTGATACCAGTTCATGTATTTTAAAATATTTGCAGATGTACATTTATTCTCTCTTTGTTTTGTGTTTTATACGGCGCCACTAAAAAAAATAGTGTATTAGTTTTCTGTGTTTTTGTCGAATTTCTTAGCAAAGAATCCAGCAGTCCCAAATTTTAGCTGACTGATTCCATAGCCATTACTAAAGTAGATGGTTGGCCTGGCTGTATCGTCTCCCATTTTCCAACTGGCAAAATCATCCATGAATTTTTGATCGGCCTGAGCTTTCTCAATGACGTGATTTATTTCCACATTACATTCTACGTTTAAACGTCTTTCAATGCTTTTTTTTGCGTTTGGATATACCAGAGAAACATAGCCTTCCAAAGATAGGCTTTTCTCAAATTTAACTTTTGATTTTGATTTTGATTTTGGCTTTGTTTCGAGTGCTATGACTCTATCTTGCAGCTCAAGAAGTAGCTGCTCTATTTCTACAATAGTCATTGTGTACCTTTGTTTTGTTGGTTGGTTTTATTGGTTTTTTTTGTAACGATATTATTTTTAAATTTTACCTCTACTTGTTCAGTTTGATAAACAAAAGGCGTATAGAGAAAGAAGTGGGATTTTTTAAAATCACATCGCACTTGTTTCGCTTAATGCGCCAGTTTGTTTTTTTGGCAAAAACTGGCTTAAGCTAGAAGTACGAGTCCTTTTAACGAGTCGTTACTTGATGTAAAATTTAAATTTTTAAAATTAAGATTTAAAGGGTAGTCTCTAATTTTTTTCATTTATTTCCTTGTGTTTTTTGAGAATAACCCAAATAGATAGATAATAATGTGTTCGTAGTCATCCATTGAGGCGTTTTTAATGTTCATGAGCTGCTTAGTATAGATCGATATTAGCTCATTTAGTTTAACGGCGCCAACAAAGAAAACACCCTCCATGAAGTAGCTTTTTAACCTTAAAAAATATGCGTTCATAACTCTTAACCAATGGTTATGATCAATCTCTCTCAGATCGCTGAGTCCTTGCTTAGTAAACTCTTTAAGTGGATTATTTACTTTGCTGTGGACTATTCTCATCCTAAACTGAGTGAGTATATAATCAATGTGATCGACTACTTTGGCCAGTAGTTTATCGTTCACCTGGTCGGTGCTGTTAGTTGGTTTAAAGTAGTTCATTTCTTCCCTCTAGTATCTTTTAATATGATGGCCATAGTTACGATAATTGTCATAAACGGCGCCACGAATATCCATTCATTTTCCATATTTGTTCCAATGATTTTTGTTTATTTCTTTGCCTACAATAAAAGATGTGGCTATTGATTCGTAAATGTAGCCAACTAAAACAAAGGGCATGGCTATAATTTCTGTTATCATCCATGGTATTTTGTTCATTTTTTAAGATCGCTTTCTTTCATAACTTTTCCATTAATTGTTATAGTTTTTCGCTTTTCGATCACTTGGAGGGCTGTCTCTATGCAATCATAAATAGATAGGTTATTTTGTTCGGCTAAAATTACGGCCGTAACAAATTGATCCCCTATCGAATCTTTGAGGAGTTCTATATCATCTCTAAATAGAGCTGCTGCAATCTCGCCAGTCTCTTCTGTCATCTTTGTAAATTGCTTAAATGAGTTTTCTCTCTTCATTATGCCCTTGGATTCACCCCATGCAATAATTCTCTCAACTTGTTTATTAATGTTCATTCTTCTACCTCTTCCTCTTCCTCGTCTAATCCGACGTAAACTATTTCAAAGCCTATTTTTTGCAAAGCCCATTGTCTCCAGTCATCTGTTCTATCCCATTTTCTCAGTGTATTCGGCGCCACTCCCACCGCTTCGGCTATTTCTTTGGTGGTTTTATAGCCTGCATAGTCAAATAGTAGCTTGATAGGTGTCTCTCCTGGTGGTATGTAAGGCTTTTGTCCTTTTCTTGCGGCCATGGTTCTCTCCTTGTTATTCATGCCCCTGTGTGGGGTAAATGATATTTATGTCTGTGGTTCTGTTGATTGTCTCGGTGGTTCTTAGTGGCTTGCCTGTAAGTTCTTTGTAATAACATTCCATGCAATACTCATCCTCTCGATTATTGAGTTCTACATTGCAGCTTAAACATCTATTTTTGCCCTCTCTTATTTTGTTCAATTTCCATCCATCCATCTTAGTGCCTTTGGAGCAAGCTGATTGAATCATGTTTGGATTAACATTGAATGCATGAGCTGCTTCAATTTGTGTTTGGTAGATAATCTCCTGTTTTCCTTTAGTGGCAATAATTTTTACGATTGCTCTGGGCATTAATCGAGTCCTTTATGTGGATGAGTTTCCAAGTGGATCCAGTCCATTTGTATAATATTATGCTTTCCTTGGTTCTCTGTGTCATGAATTGGTTTTTCATTTTGCATCCAATCCTTTTTGTATCAATATTCTGATCATTGAGCTAAATGAGCGCTTTTCTTGTTCTGCTTTGTTAGTGATATCTATTATCATGTTCTGGGATAATCTAAGCGCTTTTAAAACCATCTTTTTCTCCTAGTTTTCGATAGTATCTTGTTTTCTTTTTTAGGCTTCGTTTCTCCCCATGATAGCCACATGAGGCCAGTTATTGATATGATGAAATATAATCCAATCCAATTATCTGCTATCATTTTGTTCCCTCGCTAGTATAGTCGGCGCCATAGGTTTCTCTATATTCATTATATAGTCGCTCTAACCTGGCGATGATTCCCCTGTGCTGTATTCTAGTTGATTGTCTGTATCGATCTGTTTTTATGATGTCCATGAGGTGCCTGTGGGTTTTCTCAGCGAGTTCTATTTTTTGCTGCAATGTTCTCATTTGATAAAATCCCTAATTTGTGTGAGCTTTTCGTGGATGTATGTAATTGATCCAACGCTAGACCAATCTGCGTTGAGTTTGTTACTCTGTTCATGGTTTTTAAGTGCTTTGTTCACTTCTTTTTGCAGCACTTTAATGGCTGCTAATTTTTGATTATATGCTTTGAATGCTTGCTCGTTTTTCATATTTGCCTTGTTGGTTAGTCAATTTCTATATATGCGCCAATTACGAAATCAATAAATTTGCAATTATCCCCTGTTTCATATTTGTAAAGCTCATAATTAGCAGTTAGCTCTTTAATCATGTTTATATCGTTAATCAATTTTTTGGCCGCTTTTTCTTTGTTTTTTAATCCGCATGAATAGTTGTTGATTTTAGTAAACATTTTTTACACCTTTGTTTTGTTTGTTATACAAAAGATATAACAATGTATAACAAAATCCAAAGTATTAATAAAAAAAAGTGATTTATTTAAAAATCACTCTCTTTGCTTATCCTTCTTTTATTACCACATAGCCAGCTATCAATTGTATTAATAGTCCATCATGGGGCTTCATTCCCTCAATGAATCTTTTGAGTTTTCCATCGCTATAATTCAATGATGCTTTAAATGTTTTCCATGGTATATTTTCAGCAATGTCTCCCCCTGTTATTGTGAGAGCTGCCTCAATGAGTTCCTGGCTAGTTATCCCCTTTTGTGTTTGTCCGTCTACCTCTGCCTGTCCCAGCTCATCATCTACCACATGGATGGGATATTCAAACCTTACCCCAACTGGGTCGAACGGCTTGAATTCTCTTAGAGTCCCTTCCATTTTATAGCCATTAGGTTCATCTTTAACCTCTGACAAGGTAACAATGGCATCGGGATCCCTCCCAAAAACACCAGAGCCACTAATCCGATCAGTCTGATTTTTATCGCCTTGTTTACCCTTAGAGAAATGACTCGCAATAATAATTGAACATCCTGTCTGGACTGCTATCTGATCTAAATAATTCATTAACTCGGTAATATCGCCTGCATTGTTTTCGTCTCTGTTCCCCATGAATTTATAAGTAGGATCTAATATTACGGCGCCATAATTACGGCTTTTAATGTTTCTAATTATTTGCGGTGCTAGTTCCTCAATTCCTGCCGACTTTCCTCTTAGGTTCCAAACATCCAAATTTGCAAAATTATTAATATTGAGGGCCTTGGCTGTTTTCTTTACTCTGTCTGCAAATGATGGTCTATCAATTTCAAAATTCACATATAATACACTAGATGGTTTGACTGCAAAATTGAAAAATGGCTTCCCACTTGATAGAGACAAGGCTAGATTAATTAGCCAAAATGACTTTCCTGCTTTGGATGGGCCTCCGATGAGTAGCTTGTGGCCTTGCCTTAATACCCCATCAATCAAAACGGGAGCAAGTGGTGGGTCTTCTCTGGCTAGATCCTCAAAGCTCTCGATCTCTGGCAATCCATTGGCTTTTGTTTCCCACCATTTTACCCAGGTCTCAAAATCTGGCTGTCCGGATCTCTCCTGTATTAAATATTGATAGTTCTCGCCTCTCTTGACTCCTGGTAATCTTGAGAGCCTTGAGGGGTTTTTATTTGAGTGGTCAATCTCAAAGCCTTGAGCCTCTAGCACTTCATAAACATAAGCACATCTTTTTTTGTATTGCTCTATGTTTTCGGCTTCAACTCTCACCCACGCATGGACTGATTTACCACCAGAATGAATGAGGCCACTCACTGGAAGCTGTAATTCTCTATAAATTGCTAGTTGCTGTTCTGGGGGTAATGTGTCGGATTCTACCAAAACATGACGATGAGAAGTGACATTTTTATCGGCGCCACCTTGTCCATCCATCGGATTGATTCTGACAAATACACCATTATCATGACCAATCCAATCATGAAATTGATCGCTGTCTGATTTGGTAATTTGTTCAAAGGGGCTGTTTTCACCTTTGCCACCTGGGATGTATTTCCCTTCTCGCTCATAAACATTTTTAACAATGTTTATTTTTTCATTTTCTAAAAAAGCGCTTTCAATTAGTCTTTTATAATCTTCTAACCAATTGGATCCAGGTGGTGGGATTTCCGCTTTGTAAACTTCTATTTTTCTTTTTGGAGCATGGATAAGGCCATTAAGGTCCTCATCCCAAGATAGATTTTGCCCTATTTGGCCACCTTCCAATCTTGGCAGCTCACTAACTGGTCGGGCAAATGCTGATTGAATGCACTGATTGATTTCTCTCGCATTTAAGCCATCTCCCTGCGCTTTTTGTGTGAGTGCTTGCTCTGTGTCGGCTTGTGTATAACCTTCATCCTTACAAGCTGCTGCGGCCTTAAATAGTGCGTGATTCCTGCCACCTTCAAAAATAGGTGTGTGGATATAATCGTCAATAATACTTTTATAACTCATTTATGTTTGTCTCGTTGGTTTGTTGATTGTATATATAGCTGCCTAAATAGTATAGGCAGCTTTAAGTTTATGAAAATAAATCAATTACATTTGTGGCTTCATGCTCCGCTAAATTTAAGTTTTCTATTGAGGTTTCCCAGTAGTTCTTTTTTAACTCAGCTCCGATGTATTTTCTTCCCATTTTTACAGCTTGATAACCTTCCGAGCCAATCCCACTAAAAGGACTAAAAACAGTATCATTGGGGTTTGTGTATAGCATATATAGCCATTCAATGGGCTGCAACTGAGTAGGCGTCATGTGCTTTTCATCATTTCCCTTATTTACTTGTTTAACACTTAATACTTTTTTTTCGTCTACTTGCATCCATATCGGTTCTGCTATTTTACACCAAAGATCGAAAGGGACTCCATTGCCTTCATGGTTAATTGGCTCTAAGTTTTCACCTGGCTTTTTAAATGTTAAAATATAATCGGGAAAAGCCATTCTCACCTTTGTTGAATCTTTTTTAGTTGTGCCATGCAATAAGCTTTGAGCTTTGGTTCTTTGTGCAATTGTTTTGGGGTCCTTTCTAATTGCCACCTCAGCATGAAAATAATAGCCTAACTTCTGCATCATTCTAATTATATCACCCCTAAAGTCTACGATTGAAATATATCCATTGTTTGTGATAGTTGTAGATAATTGAGTCAAATGCATTGAGACTAATCTGCCAGACTTTAAAATTCTAAGTAAATCTTTACAAACATACTCAAAGTGGCTAAAAAATTGATCATAGTCTGCGCTGTTACTTAGATCTCTTTTATCGCTTGAGTACATGTATAAATCACTAAAAGGTGGCGAAAAGAAACTATAATCTATTGACTCTTCCTCTAGGCTCTGCATAGCTTTTATGCAATCGTCATTTATTAATTTGTAGTTATCAGTTTCGTGAATAATCTCACTGGCTGTATTATCTATAAATTCTTGTTTCATTTTATTTACCATTTTAGTTTGCATTTCGTGAAATTGTTGCTGTTTTCTTTTTAGTGTGCTATTAACATTTTCCATTGTATCTAATGAAATCATATAAATAGAAACATCGTTTTTTTGGCCAAATCTATACGACCTTCTCACAGCTTGATAAAGTGATTCAAAACTAAAATCATAGCTCATAAAAATTTGATTATGACAATTTTGATAATTTAACCCAAACTGCGCAATCTTTGCTTTGGTAATTAGAACCTTAAATTCATTTTTAGCAAATCCATTTAGTGTATTTTCTTTGTACTCTACTTTATCGCTTCCCTTTACTTGTTTAGCATTTGGCAGCATTTTGTTAATATAGTCGCCATCCTCATCGGTTTTTACCCAGATAATAAAATTCTCTGCGCTACCCTCAACAATTGATAAAACTTTATTTGCTCGATCTTCCAAGGTTTGACTAAGCTGTTTATAAAAAGAAGTAGCAGTCACTGTGTTATCGTTAAATAGCTTTCCATTGTCCTGCTTTTTTGTTTTAACCTCTACGTTTATAAAATCCAAACTAGGCAGATTATAGCCTTGAGAGTTATATCCTAAATCTGATGGAGTAGCTGCAGCTACTGCCCACATTGAAACCCATTTCCAAAAAGTATCTTCTGCATGGGATTTTAGTCGCCACTTGCTTTTTGTTAGTAATTCATCTTTTGAGAAAATGTCATTAATAAAAAACTCAGATACCATTTTACGGCTTGATAAAACGTCTAAAAACTCACTAATATTTCCCAATTCAATGTGATCGTTTGGCGATGGAGTGGCAGTCCATGCTGTTTTGTATTTTGTATTTTTAAATCTTTTAATGATTTTATTTTTTAATGCTCCGCTATAATTTTTTAAAATAGAAGCTTCATCAATTGCAACTGAGACAAACTGACCTAGGTCAAAATTATCTATTTGCTCGTAATTAGTTATGTAAACACCTTGGCCAAATACATCGGATTTTAACCGCTCAACATTAATGCCAAATTTTGCGCCCTGTTCTATTGTTTGCTGAACTACTGCCAAAGGTGCTAAAATTAATGACGGTTTGCTTTCCTTCTTTGATACCTGATAAGCCCATTCAAGTTGCATAAGTGTTTTCCCTAGTCCGCAATCTGCAAAGATGGCATATTTACCATGCTTGAGTGCTTTTTTCACTATATGCTTTTGAAAATCAAATAGGTTTTTATTCAGTTCTGATTCAGCAATGTCAAAACCTGACTTTATAACATTGTTCTCTTTTTGCTTTAAAAATAGATTGTAGTCCATTTGTTTCCTTTGTTGGTTTGTTGGTTTGTGTTTTATACGATCGTATGAAATCGAATCATATCGGTTAAGTTGAGCCACCAGGCCGATCGCCATCACGCAACTAAAATTAATTTAAAGGATCTCAATTTTTAAACATTTTCTGTTGCGTTAATTTCTGTTTATTGAACGAGGCAGGATTCGAACCTGCATTGGATTTTTATACCGACTTGAGAGCTTGGTGTCTCTAGGTTTTATCCACAGTCAATCTAAAGTTTCTGAACATCTTACGAATACTTTCACTTTAGTGCGTCTACCAATTTCGCCACTCGTTCATAATGCTAGTCTTTCCTAGCAGTCATTTAAAATGGCAAAATGTCATCCATTGGTGGTATTGTAGTAGTCGGCGCCGCTGGAATCGGATTATTATAAGAGGGGGCAGTGGTTTCTTTTTTCGGCGCCTGCGTTTCAAATGCTCCCATATTATGCTCTAGGGTTTTATCTAAGTATTTTTTCACATTGTTTTTGTAAAATGTAACTGGCTCATTTTTATCGCTTGGGGTGAATGTTTCCTCAGTTTTATCGACTTCCAACAATATAGAGCGGCCCACTAATTGATCCCAAAATCCAGGAGGTGGTTGTTGATCACCAAAAACCGACTTCATGAAATTAGCTATTTTCTGATTGTAGTCTGTGTTTAGGATGATCCAATCAAAAACAATAGTGCCGCCGATTTCATACTTAAGTGCTGCCATCGGCGCCCCTGCATATTTGCCACCAGGTTTAACGCTTTTGCGTTCCATTGAAATAATTTTGAACTCATAATTACCTGCATCCTGGATCTCTCGCTTTTCTTTTTGCTCGCTCGCTTGCTCGTTAATCCATTGCTGGGAGAGATTTGCATCCCATCCGAAGTCGGTGCCTTTTTGCTGATTCATCTATTTTTGTCCTTGAAAATATGGTTCTAGTTTATTGTAATCTAATTCTGTCAAGTCTGGAATGTTATATCTGTTCTTTGCATCTCTAGCTGCTGTATGAGTTCCCCAAACTAGGCGAGTATAACCTCCCTTGGCTTTTCCATCTACCACCATTCGATCATGGTTTGCAAATAGTACGGCATCGGCCCACTCTTTGTAGACTGCTGCTGTTCTCTTATGGCATTTCATCGTCCATCTATCCATTGCCTCAGTGATTTCTGGATCTTGGAATTTTTCAATTTTTGCATGAGCTAGTAAAAAGATATTTATGCCCTTGTCGATTAGGTAATCAAGGCCCATTATAAACTCTCTAGTGCGTTCCTCTAGTAGTGTAAAACCTTTACCGAATCCAAATTCTTCAATGGATTTCTTTTCTGCTTTCTCACATATATCCTTGATAAGCAAAGCCTCAAGCCAGTCCAGTGTGTCAATGACTAAAGTTTTAAACTCATGCTTTCCTGCTGCTAGATAGTTCAATGCCTCGGTAACTTCGTCCCAAGTCTGACAATTCACTCTAGGCACATCAAAGTTATCTGTTCCTCGCTCTGTGCAAATAAATAAAGGGGATGGCGCTTGTGTTCCGAAAGTAGTCTTTCCGACTCCCTCAGGGGCATATAGTACGACTCTAGGGGGCTTTATAACCCTCTTAGTAATGATCTTCATTTGTGTCCTTTGTTAGTTAGTTAATCCAGCTATTTTAGCTGCTTTTAATAGTGTTGGTTCTTTCACTTCCATCTGTTCACTGATTTTACTCAAAGCTGTCACAAGCTCATTAAATGGGTCTAGTACCTCAATTGTAATATATGCCGTTGCCGATTGGCTTTTTTGTTGAAAATAATAACCTTTGAAATATTCCACGTTATCATCTACCAAAAATCCAGACCTTACTAGGCTATCAATTAAGATTTTAAACCCACCAATTAGATTGGCCTCGTCAAAACTTCGCTTTCTACTACCCCAATAACGTGTTATTTTTAAGGCTTTCCGATCGCTAGCTTTATACTCTCCAATTTGATTGCTCACTTCCTTTTGTAGCTCATCGCGCTCCTTTTTATATAGATATCTAGCGCTTACTTTGTTAGCTCCGTACATCTTATGGTTTGCGCTTATTGCCTCAAATTTTAGTGTTATTCGCTTTGGTTCCAAAAATATATTCTCACTCGTTTATTTTTTCAAGGTTTTTATTTAAATAACTTGTGTCATTGAAATCTGAATACTTGGCCCTGCTCCTGTCAAATTAGGATTAATCCGCTTTCCTGTTATGATATACTGGGCATCCTTAACCTTTTCTGGCAATCCATCTACATCTCCTAAAATAACTTGATCGCCTAGCTCAAAGTCATAGGTTTCTGATAGGATTGTATCAATTCTTAAATTTACCTTTGTAGTAGTATGCCATCGAACTAAATGCTGTAATAATTGTTCTGCTGTTCTTTGGTCTCTGATTATACTAGATTCAAAAACAAATTGTTTTACCTCGCCAGTGTCCAGGCCTAAATATTCTGTGGCATCCTCGCATCTTTGTCTCAAAGCTGGCGCATCCCCAGAAGTAAAAAATTCCAAGGGTTCGGTCGATGTGATCTCATTCTCGTTAATTTTCAAAATATTTAAAAATTGTTTATTAGCTGGGCTTGCTCTAAACTTTAAGATAAACTCATTGTATATGTTTTCTCGGTCTGTGAATGTATAGTTAATCCCCTGCAAGTTATCTTTTAGCTCAATTTGATTCATATTGATCGTGTGATCTGGTGAGAATTTTTTCTCTAGGTCAAAAAGTACCTGATAGCCTGCTGCATTTTGAAATAATGCGGCGCCGTTGTTTTTACAAAAATTATTTACAAATGCTCTATACGTTGGTTCATTGCCATAAAGTGAAAAGGAATTTTTCCAATCTGATCGACTTTGTGTTGCATCAATAAATTGTAGAAATTGCAGTTCTTTCTTTTGTATATCTGCTAAAACATCGGATGGGGCTTCAATTAGACTATTTGTGGAATCAATGCGGCCGAGTCCTTTCCAGTACCAGAGACCATTCTCTGCGTAGACTTTAATCTTACATTGAGCCGCAAAATAGTTGAGTGTTAGGTTACTAGGTACGGATGGAAAATCATTTTGTAAGGAATTGATTGCAAAACTTAATTCCAATCCTTCTTTTAATGAATCGGTATCTGGAAAATATGCCAATGCCGAGGCGCTTGCTGTTTCAAATTGCTGCGGCCTGTCTGTTGGATCTTTGCAAAGCTGATCAATCCTAAGAATTTCGTTAGTAAAGTCTTGGGGGTCTCGTATCCTAAAAACAAGATCGGCCAAAAAGTCATTATCAATATTATTAAACCTGCTGCCCAAAACTGATGCTTCAACATCATAAGATAAAACCTCACCGCTAAAACCAAAATCTTTATATTTTAGACTAAAAATAGCGCTGACTTGACTAATATATGCGGTGCCTGTATAAACACCACCAACTTTAAAAAAATACTTTGAATAGCTTAAATCCTGTTCATTTGGATCTGTGTTTTCTAATGTGAGTTGAAATGATCCTGTGCCTCTGGCCTCGGTAAAATTACCACCATTACTTAGATATAATTCACTAGGCAATAAGTCAATTGTAATTATTGCATTTGCTTTTTGTATTTCTGCATCTATTTCAAAGAGTTCATCAGTGGAAACATGAGGCAAAATCTCACCACCAGACCATCCACGACTCGCTGATCTGTTTGTGGTGTACGTTGGGTTTGTGGGAAATTTATCGAAATCATGATGAAAAGCTACCGACTCACCATCAAGATTATATAAAAGCTGCTTGGCTCCTGGAAAGTGATTTGTTAAAACGTTATCTAATTGGCTGCCATTGTCCCAGTCTTTTGAATCATCTGAAATATTGGCCTCTAGGTCTGCGCTTGAGGTGCTATCTTGAAAGGTAACAATTGCCGCTGTCTCATCTACTACCTTTGTATTTTCTACCCTGTAATCTAGCTCACTAACTTTATCATAAAGTCGCAAATTGTCTAGTCTATCAATTGGCTGAGTGTCTAAAAAGATCCTCGGTATATCTTGAGAATCACGCTCTAAAATGAGCGGCGCCAAATCTCCATCCTGTGTCCAATTCCCATATGTGATTGGAATGATCTGCCCTCTCGTTTTAAAGTTTGAATTTAAACCTGACAATGTTCCAAATTTTCTATTGATCTTATCTGAAACACCTAAACAACTAAATGATGTGGTGCTAGTGCTGAATCCTATATCGTTTATAGTTCCCTTGAATATGGGATAAATAAAATCATCATTTGGATAGTTAGCTCCTGGATTTGGTAGTTGCCACAATGGATCTGCTACCCCAAAGTCATTCTCCCAGCTTGAGCCTGTCCAGAATAAACCAGGCACCAATCCATTGCATAGAAACACATCTACCTCGGCGCCATAAAACGAGTTTAAATCACCCCCATTGGCCTCACAAAGCCTGTGATAAAATAGTTCAAGGTTATCAATTGAAAAGGATGTTTTGGGGATCTTGGCCACTGGTTTCTCAGTAAGTAAACCACCAAATGAGTTGTCAATAGTTGATATACTCAAGCCCCAATCTTGTATGTTAATAACATCGGGCGCCGCTCCATAATAAGAATCGTTCGAGAGAGTGGCAAATCTAAATATATTGGACGAGGCTGGCGAGTAGCCTGGGATATTATTCCATGAGCCTGTTTCTTTTCTTACTCTGATTAAATAGTATAAATTAGAAAATGTGTTTTGTGTTCTTGTGATCGCCATATTAACCTCGTTTGGATTAATATAAAAATAGCTTATTTTATGCTAATCGAAATTTTTAGATAAGGCACCTAGCATTTTAGCCAGACTCATCTCCATACTATTGGCTCGCTCACCAAATTTCTTTGTGTCTGCAATTAGGTCTGTAATAATTCCCTTCAATGTGTTTATTGTAACTTTGTTAAGCTCTATTCTGTGAGCATTCTCTACCACTTTACGCTCCTGGGCCTCTAAGCTAAAATTCATATCGGAAAAATTCTTTTTAATGTGATCAATTGATTTGGCATGATCGTTTTTAATTCTTTCCAATTCACTCGCACCTGCCAGCAATCCATCAAGTACTGCTTTAAGCTCATCAAATTTTTCTTTGTCGAGCTTTTGATCTGCTTTGATTTCTGTTTTGACTGCATTAAATTGCTTTTGTATGAATTTATAGTAAGCAAAAAAAACGAGCATAACCGCAGCTGATGCACTGCTGCCGAGTTCCTTGTAATTCTCAAGGACAAATTTAATTCCTTCAACTGCATCCACATTTTAAAATTAGCTTTTTTATAATGCTATTTTATAAATTTAGCTTTTAAATTGAGCATTTAACAATGTGATAATTGTGTTTATTCATTTTATTTATTTAGCTTTTTATGTTTTCAATGATCATGTTTGTAAAATTTGGCGCCGTTTTTTCTGACTAGCTTGTAATTTCTATGAGCTGCCCAAATCATGACTTTTTTATACCATCCAGCATGGTCTGCTAGTTGTAACATTTCCTTTAGCCATATATTATCACAATCTAGTCTATTCCTCAAAACTATTATTTTACCATTGGGATATTCTACCTTAATCGGCGCCATGCTAACCAATTGATAGACTATATCATGCAATGAGCAAGCTCCATGAAATAATTTGGATGATGGTAAAAATGAAAGTAATTTATTAACCACTTTCATCCCTTTACCTCCGCACCCATTGGTAAATACTTTTTTACCTGGGCAATATGGGCAGTCCAAATTGCTATTTAAATCTGATCTTTTAAACGTCTGTATTTTGTTCATTGTCTGGGTTCTTATAATCTGCTAAAAGTCCTAGTATTCTCTGAAATTCAAGTAGATCCTTTTCAGATACTACATTCAAGGCTTCTTCCGATGTGAGGAAAAAGTTACCTCTATCACCCATTAGATCATTAGTATAAAATAATCTTATAGCTTCTGATTTAGATCTTATTCTTATTTCGCAAGCTCTTGTTATGCTATCGTTTTCAATTCTTTTTGTAATCGCCATTTTATTCCTCTGGTCTCGTTTTTGTTCCTAGTCTATACTGATGCTCATCGGACTCATAAACGTCACCCAAAGAGAACCTAATCGCCTCACCTGGCCCATTGGGAAAAGCATCCTTGATTGCTTGAGGCACGTCCGAGTTCCATGGGATGGGATCTACTAAATCAAAAGGTAAAGAAGTCCGCTCTTTTTGAATACATCCTGCCGTTGTGGCATTTATATTGTCAAAAGTAAGATGAGCAGAGACGAGCTCTAGATCATCGACTCCTGTGCTGCTCCATTGCATCTCTATATTTGTGGTCTTTGCACATATTGGAAAATTTTCTCTTTTAATCATTAATTTGCTCCTTAATCAAACATTAATAAAAAACTGCCATCATCGGATGGTGGTGGGGTTGCTGCTGCTTTAATCTCTACCCTAGAGTTAGATACACTACCGAAATTTACTTTAGTAACTACGCTTATACTACCTGCTGATAATGGGACTAGACTCAAAGCACCGCTTACCTGCTTGTTAGTGTTATGCTGAAATTCTAAAGGTCTGGCGGATCCATCTATATCAATACCTGTGAAAGCATTGTTTGAGATGCCTGTGGCATAGATGCAAGATCCTGCACTGACTGATAAAGTTTTACTATTTGGTGTGCTGCTCGCTCCATTCGTTGCAAATAGCCCTGCTCCACCACTTCCTGTGAAACTTACGGCAAACATTGAAACGGGGGTAAATTGAGCTTGATTGAAAGATACTACAATATTATTATTGCCTGTCGGTGGATTCAGTAAACCATAGCAAGCCCATCGTTGTGATAGCCCTCCAAAGTTTTGAGTCTTGATGAGAGTCATAGTCTGACCCCCATAAGTGCACCCTGTGTATACCTCACTATTATCCATGATAAAAGAAACAAATAAAAAACCATTTGCCCCTGTATTCTGTGTGTGCGCCCTTGTTAGAGAAGTCCATGGAAAAGATGGCGTTTGTACAAATTGAGTTTTATTTCCTATTGCTAGTGCCATCTAGTTTTGCTCCACTACGCTGACAACGTCCCAAGTCGATGTAAACGCATCGTATATAACCCCCACATAGAGAGATTTGTTAATTGCTATGGACGTGGGCAAAGCTCCCTTGAGATCATTAAATCCTGCATTCCATGATAGAGTTGAGGTTGCTACTGCTCTGAATCTGTAAATTACTTTAGAACCATCTACTCCATTGGTAGGTAATGGAATTGTGCAAGTTTGAGCTAAATTATTAGCGCTTATTTGTTTATATAACGAGGCATCCACTGCCATGGTTGAGGGGTTTGTTGAGGCTTGAGTTGTTAGTTGTCTATCTGCCTCAATTAGCTTACCTGTGGAATCATAACCTACTAGCCCGACCTGTGTACCTGTGGGTAGGTTTGGAATTTTAACACTACCATCGGTAGGGTCTACTACCATAAACTGATGAGCAGAGCCTGCTTCGGCACCTTCACCACATCTAAAAAATAGTGTCCCTGCCGCATCAGTCTTGAAGTCATAAAAGATACTCCCACCACTAATCAGTTGTGAAATACCTGCACCTGTTGTAGTTGCAAATGTGTTTTTACCTAATCTTGTTTGTGGTGAGCTTGCATTTTCACCTACATCTAAAATCCCTCCAACATCTACTTGCCCATCTACATTTAAACTTGCTCCACTTGTTAAATTAATATTTTGTGAGCTTGAGTTGCCTTGCGTGAGTACTGAGTCAAGATCTTGCGTTCCAGTTGGCGCTGTTCCTTGAATCAATTTTCCTGCTGAGTCATAACCAACTAGACCAACTTGCGTCCCAACTGTAATTAGTCCAACTTTCAATTCACTAGTTGTTTCAACTAGTAAAGAGTCAAGCTGTATCTTTTTTCCTATATTAGTAGCGGCAATATATACATCATCGCCAGCTATTAAAGTAAGGCCATTGTTAGAGGCCATTGTCAAACCACCACCACTTTGATTTGCAATAAAAGCATCTTGAACACCTGAGGCATCAAGGAAGTTTTGGATTGAGCCATTAGTAAGGTTATATGCACCTGTAAAGTCTAATTGACCTTGCCATAGAAATCTACTGTTAGCAGAGTCCCATCTCATAGGAGGGCCAGACACACCATCTAGCAAAGTAAATGTGCCATTTGTATTCTTGACAAGAAATGAGCCATCTAGTGCTGGTGTCGGAATCGTTGCCCCTGTCGATGATATCTCAAGGGTTTCATCGGCGCCCACATTCCCCTTAGTGAGTGTGATATTTGTGCCTGCAATTAGTTTGCCATCTAAATAACCGCTTGTTGTGTCGGCGCTTGATACTTTGACAAGCTGATCATCTGCCGAGCTTGCATCTACTAGCTGATAGTCTCCTGCTGAGTCCACCACTATGATCTTATTTGTGTCTCCCCCTGTTGGGATCGGGATCGCTACATTTGCCACCTGGTCAAGATCTAAAACTAATTTCAAGCCATCTGGTGTCTTAAATTCATAAGCATCGGTCGTAGATATTGGCACATTGTCTATTATGTTTCCAAGTGCTGCAATTTGACCAGCTCCCACTGCCATCGTTGCATTACTATTCACTGAATCTACATAAACTTCATACTTCCCTGTGGGAATGCTGGCTATTTGATAGAATCCACTTGTACCGACTTCTGTCAAAACATAATTATTTGAATTTTCTCTTAGCTCAACTAGGGCGCCGCTTAGTTTTTCACCTGTGGATTGGTTTCTTACAACAAAGCCAAATTTTTCTGTTTGAATGGCCATTAGCCTATAACTCCTTCATGGTCTGGTAATCCAGACGTTGCTGGGATCGCATAATAATACGGAAATGATACATTAAACTTATTCGCTTTGCCGATTGGCTTAATAATTGACTCGGTGCTGAGATCTCCATCATATCGGGCTGATGGAATTGTTACTCCCTCACCTAGTCCCAAATCTACAAATGAGTCTGGAATAATATCAAAATTAAAACGACCAAAGCGGATAGTGTTTGTAATAAAATCACGCAATGCAACTGCCTCATTGTATGTGATATATCTGATTTCAATGAATCCCCTTAAAATGCTGCGTGAATTGTCAAAAGTAAAAAATTCGCCTGTAACCGATCTCTGAGATTTCTGATTAATTCTTTCAATCCAATATTGAGATGTATGCTCAATCCCTCTTTGGATTATTACATTGCCGATAGTTATCTGACTCATCTATGACCTTCTGTCTAATTGTTCTAATTTAGGTAATAGTGTATTTTCTAGAAATTGCTCATCTATTACACCGCCTTGGATGTATAAATTCACACCACCAGATTGGCCGCTTGTTTTCCCAATCAATTTATTGGCTGCATCTTCTAGCCTGCCATTATTTATATCTTCGAGCGCTGCTTCTCCTGCTGCCCTAGTGCCTCCACTTGAAACGACAAATTCGGGGCCGTTCTCACCAACTGAGATGGTTTGCTGCTCCCCTGGTGTCATGCCTCCCTTAAAGTATTGAGCGCTTTCTGCTGCTACTAATTGCGCTGCGCCTGCAAAACTAGTGGCAATTGCCAATGGAGTAATTACCCCTGCCTTAGTAACTGCTGCGGCAGTATTAACAATGATCTCTAATTGTGCCGCTCGTTTCCTTGCCTCTGCTGTTTTCTTTGCAGCTTTTTGTAGATCTTTTTCTCTCTTCTCTTCTAATCTTCTGAGCTTTTCGTCTCGCTCTCTTTGCAGCTTTTCCTGTTTGTCTGCATTGCCCTCGGCTTGCTTAATTTGCCGATTATAGAAATCTTCTACTTTTTGACTACGCTCCTCAAAGGCTGCATTTATATTATTTTGTTCTGCCTGTGTGATTGCTGCTAGGGCGCCGCTCACATTTGATGTAATTTCTGCAATGTTATCAAATTGAGCAATGAGATTTTCTTTTCTTCTGTTGCTTTGTTCTTGTTCTAGTTCGCTGAGTGCCTGCGCCTTTGATTTTTCTAGTTCTATGGTCTTTCCAACTACATCCTCACGAGCTTTGAACTCCTCTTCAATCAGAAATTTTTTGCGTTCAAATTCTGTCATGTTTAACATGGCTATCTCACGATTAACATCGGCCTCATTTTGTAGCCTTGTTTCAATCATGTCATTATAAATTTGATCGGCTTCTTTTCTTGCATCCAGTGTTTTTTGCGCTGCCTCGTCTCTTAGATCTGATTCTTTTTGGATTCTTTGCTGCTCTAGTCTTATTGCAGCTTTGGCTTCCTTCTCGGCCTGTGCTTTTCTTTTTTCTCTGTTTCTGTTTGCGTTTAATTCCTGCTGTTGCTTGGCTCGCTTGGCTTGCTTTTCTGCTATTTTAGCCGCTTTCTCGTCTGCTTTTCTTTCTGCATCTTTTGCTGCCATTTTTTCAAGTGCGGCTTTAACCACTGCATCGGTTGTCTCTTCTTCTGCTTTTTTGAAGTCATCCGTTAAATCTATGGCATCGGCCAACTCTTTGGCAATTTGTGCCCATCCTTGAGCTGTATCAACTAATAATGAGAGAGTGCTTTCAATAACTGGTTTGAGTGCATCAAAAATTTGGAGCATTGCTGGGCCAGCTATTTCAACGGCTGTTTGTAGTTCTGCAAATGCGTCTGTCATGATTGGGATCATTTCCTCACCAATTGGAGCGAGTGAACCCTCTGCACTTGTTTTTAATCTCAACATTGTATCATTAAATAGTTCGGCCTCTTTGCCAGCTTGTTCTGAGAATGCAATACCAAGATCTTTAGCCTCGCCAATTTGATTTTTAAGCGCTGCACTTCCCTGGTTCAATGTATTAATTAAATCTTTTCCAGATCTGCCAAATATTTCTTGGGCCTTTGCTGCTTTTAGCACTCCATTGGGCATGTCTTTAAATTTATCGGCTATCTCAAAAAGCAGATCATCGTTTGTTTTCATGACTCCATTGGAATCTTCTACATTAATTCCCAAATCTGAAAATGATCGTGCTGCTGTTGATAAACCAGACTGCGCATCGGATGCAGTTCTGGATAACCTTGCCATGCCTTTTTGAAATGTTTTTAAGTCTGAGCCTCCAAGCTGGGCAGCGTGCCCCATGCCGCTTAAAAACTCAGTAGTCAAGCCAAGCTCACGCCCCATTTTAGTTATTTTGTCCCTGCTATCTGCCACTCCCTTTGTGAGAGTAAACAATGCAGCGCCTGCGACTCCTGCGGCTGCTCCTGCTACGGCTAAACCTTTACCGATGGCGCCAATAGCTTTAGATGCCGACTCGCTTACTGAACCTGTTTTTTTGGTTTCTTTTTGGAATTTCCTCAGTTTTGGAGTTCCATTATCATCAATTTCAATACTAAATTCCAGAGCCATGGCGCTTTGCTTCCTTCATTCTTTGATCAAGCATACTATTTCTAATATAGCTTATTTTAAGGCTTAATAATTGAATGAAATCAACGGCGCCATGATCCACCTCCCCCTCCATGTGAGGATAAAATGATATTGTGGGTAGTTTCATGCCATCATAAGGCGATAAGGCTATAATTTGCTCTGTAATGGCCTCAAAACGCTCCAAACATCCAGCTTTATAGAAATTCATAGGGTTGCCGTCTAAACCTTCTTTTTTTATGATCATTTTAACATTTTTTAAATGTTTACAATAACCTTCTTTGAGACAATGCGGCACCCCATCAATTAGCTCGTCTGATTCCTCTTTGTCATATTTACAACTATTGCAGCTAGACGAATCAAAGCCAAATTCATTTATCTTCATCCATTTTAGCAAATTTTTTTTTAGATCCGTCTTTGACGGCTAGAACAAAGTCTCTGAAATCATCATTGGAATAATAAAGATCATCAAATAGTATTTTTTTCATTTCAAAAGTAAGCTCATTGTATTTAATAAGAGTGCCATTGTGGTCCACTAGGTTTTTTATATCCTTGACAAATTCAACACAAAAAATGGGCATCTGATTCATTGACTGGGCAGACTCTTCTGGAGTCATATCTATCTCATTATACTTCCCATCAATAATCATTTGAATAATCTCGGTGCGCTCTTCTCTAGGTCTGTCCTTGAATGGGTTGTTTTCTAAATTAAACTTATTCAAATCACCTTGTGTGATTCTGTTAAATTCTATAATAGTTCCATCCTCAGAATACTCTGGGCCTCTAGGCACGAATTTTAACGCCATTTGTGTCTCCTTTGTTGATTTATCTAAAATATAATAAAAAAAATAGCACCAGGAAAAGATCCCTGGTGCTACTAACCAACAAAACGCCACAAAGGAGTTTCTAATAATATAGTTAATTATCCTTCAAATCGTAGACCATTTTCACCATTTGCATTTGATAACATCATGTAAAAAGGAGTCTGAGGATATAATAAGACTTGTTCCGTTCCACTAATTGATCTCTCAGTAGTAAATGGATCTGCGCCACATGGGATATGTGCCTCTGCTGTGATATTAATTTTTGACCCATCGCTTACCTCTGGCTCTGCACTAATCACGTTCAAAGCTGGCAGCAACAAATCCAAACTTTTTACACCACGAACAAAAGATATTTTAAGCTGACATTCAATGTCTGCCTGCTCATAGTTTTTATAATCAATAGTATCATGTTTATTAATTTGGAACTCTACTTGGATGGTTTGCTCGCCTGTCGATACTGGCTCCGCTCTGCTTAGTCCAGAGTTTGCTGTCCCTGTGGGAAAAAGATCATCCGCTACACCTTGAGCCGATGAGATTGAAAAGTTAAAAATGGCCTTTTCAATAGGGGCGCCGACTGGGCCAAAAAAACATGAGGCATGGCGCATGAAAAACTTGTTTTCATCGCATCCAACTCGGTCTGTCCAGGTGCTTGACTCGGTTTTTGACGTATCATAGGTTGCCGCTTCACCTTGGCCTGTGAACTCCATCATCAAGGGGTTTTTTGACTCACATGAGAGAGTAAATTCTGATATATTTGCGTTTGTGCAAAATTTATCATAAGGCCCCATCTCAGTCCCTAGCTTCATGTATGCGTTGATATAATCACCTGCTGCATAAGCTGGCGATAAACCTGCGTTTGCTGTTGCTAGTGCTGCCTCTGCTGCTGTGTATAGTCTTTGATCTTTTCCCATTGGAAACAATGAGATCAAATGGGAGTATTTTGTAGTATCATAATTGATCGGCCCACTCAAATCCTCGTAACCCATTGCACTGACTAGCTCTGTTAGTGAATTATCAACAAAAAAAGCACTCCGACCTGTCCAAGTGACTGGGACGTTTGATACTTCTTTAGTTTTCATCCACTGATTGCCTGTGTTCGAAATATCTTGATATTTCTCTGGTGTGTCGGTGATCTGTAACTCTTCCCACCTAGTCTGACAATTGGCGCCTGTTACTACGTTTGTCCCACCACCATATAAGTCGGCTGCTGATGGTTGGTTTCCTTTTTCTTTTTTCAATCCATGCCGTAGGGCGAAGTCTTTACTTTGCATTTTAATTTACTCCTAATTTTTCGTCAAATGATAATGTGAAAGTTGAGCTTACTGTTACAGTGTTCATTCCGTAACCTATTTGCTGCTGTATTTCTGAATTTTCTAAATCTGCGTCTACATCGCCACCATCTTGGCCATTTAAGTAGGCACGGAACGCATCACGCAAATCCTTGGCCCAATTCAATGTGTCAATATAAGATAGCAATCCAGTCTCTCGGTTTCCTTCTTTTCTCAAATACCCATGGACTATAATTTCTAAGGCAGTTTTTGAGCAGCTTTTAGTTGAGAACTCTGGAATGATGAGCTGGTTTGTTATAATCTTTACTCTGGGATAATCGCTGTCTCCAAACTGCTTTTCATTGAATGACTCTTCCCCATAAACTAGACCATTTATCGCAATCGTGTTAAAATAACCATTGCCCACTGAGATAGATCCATAGTAGCTGGCTAATTCTTGGATAAGATCTGCGGCTTTGTTACTAGGCATCTTTTAGACCCTTTGTGGCTTTCTTTTTTTTCTTGGTCTTCTTACATGGTTCGCATTCTTTAGGCTCTTGAGTCTTCTCTAGCTTGCTGTCAATCACTAGACAACTGGAGTCTACAAGTGCCCCCTTGGGGATAATGCAATCGTGCAAAATACATCCGACAAAAACATCGCCATCCAAGAAAGTTTTATTTTTAAGATTTTCGTCTCTATATATCATATTTTTGCCAGGTTTCTTTCTCTCAGTGTTCTCTCTAAGTAAAAGTTATTAATTTTTTTCCATCTTCTAAGTGCTTTTCCAAGTCCTTGCCGAACTATGCGCCGCTGCCCTCGTCTTACATTTTTTACTTTGCCGCTGGAACTAACAATCTTTTCTTTTTTCGATCCGTTTTCAAAAATTCCAAAGATCTTTTCATATTTGCCAGTGATAGAATAAACCGCTAATATTTTTTTATTTTGCTTAAAGATCCTCACATCTATACCTTTGTTGGATGCTGTAAATAGGTTTTTACTTGATAGTGGCGCTTTGCTAAATAGTAGCTCAGAGAATAACCCAGGCAGCTGGCCAGACCTGTCTGCTATTTTTTTATCATGGAATGCGTTAATACCTTTTTTTGATTTTCTGTTAGCTCCTGGTGTGTCTTTAAATTGTGGCTTTTTTCCACTTTCTATAATTGAGCCTTTTGCATCTAGAAATCCGTCTCTTTGGATTATTTGCTGCGCCAGGTTGATAATCTCAGAGTGTGCCCCTCCAATTGAATTGTCAATCGCTTGTATGTCCTTCTCTATCTTTTTTAGAGATGGCTTCATGTTCACAAAATGAAATCCGCTTTTCTTTTTTCGGGGCATCGTTCTAATCTTCTTTTTTAGGTCTGCCTCGACCTCGTTTTGATTCCTCAGATATAATAGGCTGCTTTTTTGCACATTTCCACTGACGTAAATACTGAGTGAAAATTCTAGTTTTTACAAATTGAGTATTATTCTCAATCGTTAAATCTTTAGCAATCTTTGAGAGATCTTCATAAATTCCCGATTGAATTGGCTCGCTTGTGCCATCTTCTTTTATTCCGATTAATACTGATATTTTCATTTATTAGTTCCTTTATGATAACAAAGGCCACCACATTGGGCGGCCCTTGTCATTTGCTCATGAAATATTATTGTTATGCTGATTTGATACGAGTTAGGCGAGTTTCATCCATAACTGCGGCGCCGATAACATTCTCAACTGATCCCCAAACAATCCCAGTAGCTGGGTCGGTATGCTTGCGGAATTGCATAGCTAAACCATTAGGCCCTTGGATCGTTTCGATTATTGAGTTACGGCTTGCAGATTCTTCATCCTGGATAGCTGGGAGTGCTGTACCAACTGCGATAGCTGCCTGGTCGGTAATGAAGCCAACTAGATTTTCACCTGTTGCACCTGTTGAAGCTGCTAGAGTGTTTGAACTCATTGTCTCAAAATCATAGAGTCTACGAACTACTGCATCGCGCAAAGTCTCGTCTGTGTTAGCTTTGTCAAACTCTGCTAGATTTGGATCTTTTAAGAGTGCCGCATAATAGGGGTTTGTTAGGATCATTGATTTCTGATCGCCAAATTCCCCGTCTTGTGATAATTGCCAAAGATCGGCCACTGCTTCATGATCAAAAGTAGAGGCTGCGCCTGCTGTGTAATCATTTGCATAAGCTGCTGCCAAAATCAAGTTGTACACATAGGTGTTATTCTTTTTAGCAACTGCAACTGTGGCTGCATCCATCATTTTAACCATGTCAAAACGAGTGGTTTGAGCTTTGATCTTAAAGGTTGATTTGTGATGCTTTTCCATGGGGATAGTTTTGTAAACTAAGCCACCACCATCTTCGGTCTCGTAGTTATTTGTGTCTGCATTAAAATCAGAGGCCACATTGGTCTGATAAATGCCAACTTTAACGCCATCACCTTCTTCGATGTCTACTCTATTAGTAGTCGCTTGAAGTGAGAAAGACTCTAGCTCCACGAACTCGGGACGTTTTGAGTCAATAGACTCCTGGGCAATTTCTAAAATGTCTGAATCTACAATAGCCATTTTATACTCCTATTTCTTTAATTTGTTAATTTCACGTCTAAGACCTATGCGCTTCTGCTCATTTGTCTCATTTTTTAATTGTAATCTTAATGATTCGATTGTTTTCACTTCACCCTCTTTTGAGTCTAATGACTTCGGGGCTGAGTTCTGCAATTTCTCCAATAGTCCACCGCTTGAATCTTCTTTCGGTGTAAAATTGGCTTTTAATTCTTTTGCGTTTACGATCAAGCGCTTCATAGCGTTATCAATAGACACATTCTCAATGATAAGCTGATCCACTAGATCCTCTTGACCTGGGAATGATAAAGCTTTAATTTCGTCTCGGCGCGTATTCTCTGCTGCTAGTGCTGCGCTGACCGCTTCCTCAAGATCGCTCTCTGTATAGAGTGCTTTTTCTTCCTCTTCTGGCTCCATGGCAAGCTCTTCAACTTCTACCATTTCCTCAGTTTCCACTTCAAGCTCTTCGTCTTGGATTTCATCTTCTGCTGTTGGTTCCTCCATGGCAGCCTTAACCTCGTCCAGTGGAGTCTCATCTAGCACGATGTCGCCAGCTTCTATTTGTTCAGCAACTTCATTGTGAATTATTTCTTGCTCTGTTTTCATTTTCTTCAACTCCATCGGAATATTATTAAAAATATATTTTGTTTTATCAAGATTTGCCACTACTTTTATTGATTCTTGTTTACTGGTTGCAAATCCCATCTCAATAGCTTGATCGGCATTAAGCCATGTTTCGCTGTCCATCATCGCCTGAATTTGTCCACGATCTAAGTCTGTGGCCCTCTCGTAAATTCCCAGCAACTGATCACGAATGCCATCAAGTAAATCGGCCTGCTTTCTAAAATCTTGGCTTTCACCCATCATCCCACCCCAAGGATTGTGAACCATTAAAAATGAACCTTCATTCATAATCAGCTCATCACCTGCTAGGGCAATAATGGATGCAATGGATGCAGCTATGCCATCCACAATGATTGTAATATTACCATTGTAATTTTTTAAAAAGTTAAAAATAGAAATGCCATCGAATACATCACCACCTCCGCTGTTTATGCGGATCTCAATGTCTTCACCATTTGCAATTTCAAGCTCTCTGGCTATCATTTCGGGAGTGATCCCCATGGCGCCAATCTCGTCAAATAACAATATTGTTTTCATAGTTCTAAACCTTTAAACTTGGCAGAGATCTCTTCATTTTCTGCATCATCTTCTTCCAATTTTTGCACCTGTTCCTCAAGCTCCAAAACATCTTGAGCCTGTAAGGATGGCATTAAGATTTCAATCGGCACGCCTTCACTCTCACTGAGGGCAATGGCTGCTTTGTACTCGTTCACTTTTTCCAATAAAATAGCGTTATAGTTATCACCTTTTTGAGCTAATAACCTGCTGCTAGTTGTTAAATTGTTTCCAATTCTTTCGCTTTCAGCTTTTGAGTTCTTACCTGGATCTGCATCCACATAATTTTGAGATCCTATAAATTCTAATATAATATTTTCTGGCTGCAAATCCTCAACTCCAAAACCTTTGAGATGGGCCTCGATTTGGATCCACTTGTTAATCTCTTGAAATACTTTAATGAGTTCATTTGTCCAGAATTGAGACAATCGGAAAAATGAGTCAAAGGCCAATTTTCCACCACTGAAATTTATGTTAGATAAATCTTTGAATAAAATTTCGTATGGGATGCCTACTCCTGCGCTCACTAGCTTCTGCGCCCTTAAAATCAAGGCATCTCTATCAATGTCGCCACTTGAGTTAATAACCTGGGCAGATGTCCCCTCTGGCGCCGTCATAATGGCCCCATCTGGCAATGATCCAATGATCTGCGCATGTCCTTGGTTATCGGTGGCCTCAATCAAGCTGCCCTCTGAATCAACTGCACCTAAACCAGAATAAGCCTCGTTTGGGGTCGGAGTGTTTAGTATAACTGATAGGTGCGCTTTGTTTCTTGATCCTTGTATAGCTGTTACAATTAGATCGTCCAAGTCTTTTATGGCAGTAAATACTGGCGTGAGTATAGACAAGCCTCTAGTCTGTTCTGATGCCATCCCTGCTGGTCTGCGAATTAAAATAGCATTTAAGCGGCCTGTGTTTCTATCGTATTTTTCCAAATAGTCAAAATTCCTAGCATCTCTCACCCCTACACCCTGGACTCGATCGTTATCCATTTTCTGAATATAATAACCGACCTCAACACCATCACGAAAAGCCACTCCAAACTTCACAATGTTTCCAAATTGATCTTTTTCGTCTTGGTAATCGTAGGGAGTTAGTACTCTGGCGCCGCTTGTTAGTTCTAAGCGCATTGAGATGGCATCGTTACCAATGCTCGGATCTATTGGAGTGGTTAATAACACATCACCAGTAGCGGCTATATTGCTCACAATGTCTCTAAATACTTGATTAAAAGTCTTTGTTCCTGCTAGATCAACTCGACCAAAAGACCAGGACTCCCAAACGCTCATAGCTGTTTGATTTCCTGCGTTCGGTGTCAAGCCAGAGCCTGCTACATAATCCTCAAGCGCTTGAACTACTGATTTGGCCACTGGACTATTGCGAACCAAATCCATGCAATTATCTATTATAGTATAGTAATCGCTTTTAAGTAGCTTATCCTCACCCATTCGAGCCTGTGGGATATTATACTCTAATATACTTGTGGTTCCTGCTGAGTAGGCTTGAGTTGTCATCGTCTAAAACTACTTTTTCTAATATATACGGGCCGATGCACTGGAATGCTGGCTGCATCTTCTTCGGCTTGCGCCTTGCTTTCTGCCATTTCCAGAAACTTCATCATATCCTCTAAACTATGAAAGGATGTAGATAGACCATCAAGATCTGTAACAGACTGAACATTGAGCTGCCCCGTCTCTGTCGTCTTCTGTATTGCTGCGCCAATTTCGGCAGCCAGCTCTGTCCAATTTGTAGCCATGTATAAAAAATAAGTTATTTTATAAAAATATGTATTTTTTTATCTTCTGCGGATTGTTCCCCTTACATTTGGATTATGTTCTGGAATTCTGTTAATGATTGCCTCCGCTTTTTTTATTGGCTCTCTCAATTTATCTAAGTCGATTGTGTAACCTCTGACTAGCCCATAAATAGTCGCATCTCTATAATCATTTTTTGACGTTCGGCTTTTCTTTTCCCAGACCTCGACCTGTAAACCTTGCGAATTTTTACGGAGCTTTTTAACTTCGCCATTAAGGTGATCCAAATATCTGCCATGAAAGTCAAAAGGTAAATTGAAACTTCCTGCCGAGTCGGCTGGGCGTTCTAGTGCTGTCTGCATTACGTCCTGCCAATGATACGAGTTTAATGTGTATAGTTTAACTCCATGCGCTTGCCTTCCCATTTTTTTAGCTGGGTCGGCTGGGTTAATAACCCAAGGGCGATTGAGGGGGTGCCTGCCTTTTACTGGGATCCACAGCGGATTCCTGCGGCAAAAGTCATAAACTAAATTGGCTCGATAACCAGAATCCATGGCGCCAGCTACAAATTGAGGACGTAAACCAGTCCCAAGATATCTAAACCTGCTAATATCATCAAGTAGGTGGCCAATACCTCTCTCTACTTTTTCCCAATCTCGGTTATCCCATGATATTTCTTGCTCATAAATCTGATAAGTTTTGTTATCTGGCGCCCATCCAATCACAACACAATAAACTCTGTCTGTTCCTACATCTATTCCGATGGTTATGCTCTTAACATCCTCTGGGATCTCTTTGCGATTATATTTTTCAAGGGCCAGCTCTGTCTGTTCTATGTCCCCACCTAGCGCATCCAGGTCTGTCGGCTTGGCACATTCTGAGTTATAAAAATCCTTAAATGAGTTTGTCCCCTCTTCTTTTGCTTTTACTCTCTTTGCTGCTATCGAACTAAAATCATTGTGAATAGTGTTCCAAGATGCTTTGTGAAATCCCACATAGGTGCATGGTAAATCGGGATCCAGGTCTTTCCATCTTTGTGTTACCACCATCTGCTCATGGCTCTCGTCTCGTATCTCGCATCCGTTACTAGGGCAAATAGCAAAGCCTAGCCCCTTAGCCTCAATCTCTCTATAATCGGCGCCCTCTTCGGCGCTGATGCACTCCTCAGTAAATTCGCTCCACTCTTTGCAGTGAGGGCATTGCATTTCTATTGCGTACCTTTTAGAATTATTATAGTAATCTTGGATCCCTCCATTGCCTTCCAATAATTTTGGAGTGGATGCTAGTATCAACTTAAAGTTTGGCTTTGTTCTGCCCCTTGACCTGGCCAATTGAATCGGATTAACGTCCTGCGGCTTGATTTCGTCTATCTCATCAAAGACAACAAAGTCGGCTGGCATCTCTGCCAATGATGAGGGAGAGGTAGCCAGTCCCCAAGCCACTCGATTGGTTCCAAAACTTGAGAACTCTTTGCCCCCTTTTTTTGGTTCATAGTTCATGATCTTAGACTTTTCCCAAATATTGCTCATCCGTACCTGTAAGCGCTTGATCAGTCGCTCGTCTGGAGGTACGAACATCCCGTTAACTTTACGATCTGCAATAAACCAAGAGATAGCGCATATTTCAAATAATGTTTTTGAAGACTGGGAGCCAAATTGTAAATAGATCTCTTTAACATCTGGGTTTTTTAATTGCTCAAAAATAAACTGCATCTCTGGGGCAAAATCCCAATTAGGCGCACTGATTGAAAAGAAGCCCTCGCCATCTGGCAGAACAATGTTTTTTTCTGTCCACTTTGTTATTAGCTCATCAGTCTCTCGCTTGAATAATGGGATGAGCTGCGATCTTAACAAATCCTCAAAGCCAGTGTTCACCATTTCAAGGTGAATGGCCTCGCTCTCCTGTTTTCTTCTTGCTCTTTGGTCTACCTCATAGCACGCTGCACATCGGCCTGCTTTTTTTACTGGCTTGCCACATCTACAAAATTCTAACATTCAAAACCCCACATAGATGTCGGTGATATTATGGTCATTTATATAAATTTCTCGTTTATTGTAATAATCTAAAGTTAGCTCTAAACATGATCCATGAAATATATAAGTAAATATCACCTAAATCCCCTCGTTTATAAATTCCACAAAGCTCGCTTTTAGCTCATCAAATTCCATAATCATTTTTTTTCTAATCTCTGACTTTGTTCTCTTGTGTAATTGTGGGGTCAATTTATCGGGTACATTGTTTAAACGATCAACAAATCTCTGGCATAAATTCACCATTTTATTGGTTGCCATTTCTTTCTCCACAAGTGAACTCTGAGCCACTGCGTTTAATCTTTCCTGTTTTTTAGCTTGTGCCGTTCTCGCTCGAATCATGGCCTTAATGTTTTCATCATTAAGCTCGTCTGTATTCATGTTCTCAAGATCTGGCAGACCATCATCAAATCCGAGTTCAATCTCATCAAGAAGCTCGTCTCTGCTTTTCTTCGGTAATTTCTTGGTGGGTTTCTTCGTTGCTGCTTTCTTTATCTTGGCGCCGATTGCTTTTTTCTTAGCTGCTTTTTTCTTTGTTGTACCCTTCGGCCTGCCTCTGCCTCGTTTTATTGTTGGTTCTTCCATTTATACACCTTTAAAATATGCCAGTGCCCTGGACAAATTCCTTCTTTGGGTCGGGGTGCTATCACCTGTCAATAGTCTGATCTCATCCTCTGTAATGTTCATAAATTCCCAATGGTCTTTTGCTAGTTTATATAATACTTCTTTAGCTGTGTAAAATCTTTTATCACTCTGTTTCTCGATTTTCTTCGGGTTCGTCATTCTCTACCGCTTCCTTCTCTTCATTTATTAATTCCCATTCCCCTGCAAAATTCATCACATAAAATTGCCCATCTGAGAAACTGATTTCCATTTTGTTAGTCCTTTTTATTTTTAAAAATATTAAGAATGTCAATAATTGTCATGTCAAAATCTGTTCACATTTTTGTAAACTTATTAACATTGGCTGAGATTGTTATACGCAAGTCACTTCGTGTCTTACACATTTTTTATCGAAAGGCGGAGTTCA